TGGAGGATATAACCACCGCATGTCCCCGTGCGCAGGGGAGGCGAGCTCGCTCGCCTCCCCTCCTGCTAGGGGTTCTGCGGTCTTCCACGCGTTTCGTACAAGACAGGAGGTGATCCAACAGTGGATTATGATTCAGTTAAGGTGCGTATTACGCCTATGACTATGTCATGGCGTGTACGCCCTAATGCCCTACCATCGACGCCATGGACTTCCAAGACTCAAACATTTAACACGTTTGAGAAAATGGAGGGCATGACGCATAGACTGCCGCTTAACACGGCGGCCGATGACGGCGGTCCCTGGAAACTTTTACGTACCAGGGATATTCCGACGTTCGCAGTATGGGACAAAGGCGAGTCTTTTCAGACTTTCCAAGGGCAATTCACTGTTGGAGGCATTACGGGTAGCTACGGGGACGGAGTCCCCTTTATGGCTAACCCTCCAGTAGCTCCGACGGATTCAGAGGTAAATGCCTCTGGAACGACTGCTATTTCTAGAGTCGCCCCGACGAACCCTGCTTATGCAGGATCGACTTTCTTAGGAGAGACGATTACTGGTGGCCTTCCCATGGTAACAGGCGCTGCTTTAGTCAAGGAGCGCGCGCGGCGAGTAAGATCCGCCGGGGGTGAATACCTGAATGTTGAGTTCGGGTGGTTACCTCTGTTACGTGATGTCCAGGCGTTCGCAAGAACTGTCCAGGACTCGCATCGTATTATCTCAGAGTACCGAAAGGGCTCTGATACAAAAATACGACGTGGGTATCACTTTCCTACCGAAGAGACTACGTTGTGGGCTCCTAGGAATTTCTTTCCTAGTCCCACTGACTTCCCCTTCTTCGGCTCAGGTGACTATCTCCAATCGAAATCATATCGGGCTTGGTTTAGTGGTGCCTTTCGGTACCACATACCGGTTCCGGTGACGACGATGGATAAGTTCCAGGACTGGATGAGTATGACCGACCACCTTTTGGGTGTGAAGGTCACTCCAGAAACCGTATGGAACATAGCTCCCTGGTCTTGGGCCGCCGATTGGTTTGCCAATACCGGAGATATAATGACTAACATCTCCAACCTTGGCAAAGACGGCCTGGTGATGCAGTACGGCTATTCGATGATGGAGCGAGTTCTTCGCTCTGAGTCGAAAGCACGTTTTGATGGCATTCTGACTAAACGTACACAGGAAACTGTGCACAAGCGTCGGATGCCTGCAACACCTTACGGATTTGGCGTTAACCTGTCGACGCTTTCGCCGAAACAGGTTGCCATTATCGCGGCATTAGGACTATCAAGGTCTTAGTGCTGAACTTCCACGTTCCGGGTTCATTACCCGGATCTATTGAAAGGACGTGCCCAAGTTGGCTTTCGCCGACCCTCAGAGCGTTACGATCAACTCCGTTGCTCAGTCGCTCCCCCGGATTTCTTCCGGTCCGAACGCTGGCGTCTTCCAAAAGGACGACGCTACGGTTAAGCTCACCGTCCAGCACAATGTGCAGGGCGGTAGGGCGAAGCGTATGCTTCGGCTTGATCACTCGAAGATCGCTGGTGACCCGCTAATCACGGGCACCAACGCTCGCTATCG